CGTGGGCTAAGAAGTATCCAGACGTTGCTAAGATCGTTGAGACTATCGCTACTAAAAAGGCTATGGAAGCGCGTGGCGAAGTAGACCAGCGACTAAAGCGAGTCGAGGAACTAGAGACTAAGATTGTGCGGGAGAAAGCTGAAAAAGAACTGGCCCGACTTCATCCAGACTTTGATGAAATACGCCAGGACAAGGGTTTCCATGAGTGGGTTGCACAGCAGCCTAAGTGGATTCAGAGCGCACTGTATGATAACGATACAGATTTCTTAGGCGCTTCTAAGGCTATTGACCTGTATAAAGCAGAGAATGGTCGTAAGAAGCGTACTAAGGACACCGACGCAGCCCGGTCAGTACCGACTCGGAACCGTCGAGAAGACCTAAGTGATGGCAAAGTCACTTGGTCAGAATCTCGGGTTAAGCGTCTAACAGCCCAAGAATACGAAAAGTTTGAAAAGGATATTGAGAACGCTATTCGTTCCGGTAACTTTGAGTATGATATTTCTGGTGGTGCTAGGTAATTTTTTACTTGACACCATTTTAGAACTAGACTATAATAGTACATATTAATACCAAAGCGCCTCCCTCGGTTGGGACCACCGCTTACAATACGACAGCGGCTAACCTTCGCTTTCAACTACCTGATAAACTAGGCCGGTTTAATCTCCCACCCTATCTTTTGTCAGCCTTGGATGACCGACGTTAGCTCTTTTCCGCACTTTTTGAAAGGAGAAAACTCATGGCATTTAGGAGTGCGGCAGGATATGGTAACCTTCCTAATGGTAACTTTAGTCCAGTTATCTATTCTAAGAAGGTACAAACTGCCTTTCGGAAAACCTCAGTAGTTGAGGACATCACTAACAACGACTACATGGGCGAGATCTCCAACTTTGGTGATTCCGTTCGTATTATCAAAGAGCCAGAAGTCTCTGTTCAGGCTTATTCCCGTGGTACACAGGTTGTCCCACAGGATCTGGACGACGAAGATTTCACTCTTGTTATCGATCAGGCAAACTACTTCGCGTTCAAGATCGATGACATTGAAGCTGCACATTCCCATGTGAACTTCGAATCTCTTGCTACTGATCGCGCTGGTTATCGCCTTCGTGACCAGTTTGACCAGGAGATCTTCGGTTACATGTCCGGTTACAAGCAGGCCGCTCTACATGCCAATGCTAGTACCGCTCGTGTTGCCGCTGACAAATCCGGTACTGATCCGGTGTCATCCGATGCTGATGGTCTTCTTGCTTCCATGAAGCTAGACCTTAGCGACTTCGGTGGTACTGCTAACTCCATTCCGGTCGGTCAGAACACCAGTGCTATCTCGCCACTGGCTGTTATCAACCGTATGGCTCGCAAGCTAGACCAGCAGAACGTTGATCGTGACGGTCGTTGGCTAGTTGTCGATCCAGTCTTTGCCGAGCAGCTTAACGACGAAAACTCAAAGCTACTAAGCAATGACTTTGCCGGTCGCCAGGATGCAGGCGATATCCTCCGTAACGGTCGTATCGTCGATGGCATGGTTCGCGGTTTCCGCATCTACATGTCAAACAACCTGCCGATTATTGGTACTGGTCCGGGTACTGTCGCTACCGGTGGTTCCGCCGCTAACTTCGGTGTTATCATTGCCGGTCACGACTCTGCCGTTGCTACCGCTTCTCAGATCGAGAAGGTAGAGACCTATCGCGACAATGACAGCTTTAGCGACGTTGTTCGTGGTCTGCACCTTTATGGCCGTAAGCTACTTCGTCCAGAAGCAGTCACCCGCGCCATCTATAACGTGTACGAATAAGGGAGGTATGAATCATGGCTTACGATCTAACTAATGGTTCCACTACCAACCACAAGTCGCGTACTGGTGCTAACGTACCATACACCGTAGAGAAGACTGTCTCTATGGCTGATGCAACCACCGCCAAGGGTTCCGCCCTTGCTAACGCCGATATTCTAGAGGTTATCCCGGTTCCGGCTAACACTCTAGTCCACGGTGCGGTTGCTTACGTCGAGACTGTCGATTCCTCCACCGCTGCCACTTTTGACATCGATGTTGCTGCTGGTGACAGCTTTGTCGACGGCGGTGACTTCAACACTGTCGGCTGGGCCGCTGCCGGTTCAAACGGTCTGCTTCCCTTCGGCGCTAACTCTGTTATTGTCGCTTCGGCTGACACCATTGACGTAAAGCTAAACGTCGGCGGTTCTGTCGTACCGGCTAACGGTGTTATCCGTGTTGTTGCTTACATGTCTGACCTTGCCGAGATCCCTGGTCCGGCTGAGGTTGGTCGCGACTTCGCCTAACAAACTTGGGGAGATCCTTCGGGGTCTCCCCTTGACTACTTGGAGATTGCATGGTACAATTACACTGTTCAGTTTCAGAAGAGACTCTCAAGTCTAACTACGAAATTAATAGGAACCGCGACCTACCATCTCTTCCCAAACTAAAGAACAGCCCACATAAACGTAGCGAAGAAATTAATATTTGTGCTGCCGGTCCAAGTATTAGACAGTTTGAGAAGTTCCTTCGTATTTCTAAGAACGATATCTTTGCGTCTAAGACTGTTAATTACCTAACCTCTATCGGTTGCGATCCAAGATACAGCGTGTCTATTGATCCTAGAGAGTCCGGTAATAAAGCCCAACTAAACAAAAAAACCAACTACATTATTTCCTCTCAGTGTGACCCTAGTCTATTTGACGCGCTAAAGAATTACAAAACATATATGATAGATACTGTCACTTCCAAGACGTGGCAACCTTCTGATAAATGTATGTCTGCTGGATCTAACTCCACTGTTCATGCTATTCTTTTATCTGTATGGCTCGGATATAAGAAAATAAACCTGTTCGGATTTGACTGCGGTTATAACAAAACAGTAGATGATTACCGAGTCAACCGAGAAAACAAGCACGACGAAACCTATAAAGAAGTAACCGTATCCTGCCCTATCACTAATAATCTTTACTATACCACAACTGAATATATCGGTATGGCAGAAGAAGCAATGAAGATTATCCAGATACTACATACTCAAAAAGGTATCAGGTTTAATCTATACGGTGACACATTACTAAAGTGTTTGATTCAAAACAATATCAATAAACATTCCTATTCTTTGCAGGATGATTTCCCTGTTCGCTGGTTAAAGGCTGCTTAAATGGCGACAACTTTTCTAACCTTGGTCAATGATACACTAAAGCGGTTGAATGAAGTCCAGCTTACTTCGGACGAATTTCCAACCGCTATTGGTTTTCATGCCTCCGTTAAGGATGCGGTCAATATCGCTTTGGAAGAAATCGGTCAGGAACAGTTTGGATTTCCGTTTAACCACCAGACAGGTTCGTTAACCCTGGTAGCTGGCACGTCAACCTATGCAGCACCAAGCGATATGAAAGTGGTAGATTGGGATTCCTTTCGCATTGTCAAGGATGAAGCAGAGAATATCGGTGCGGTAAGGTTGAGACAGATTAACTACGACACTTACATTCAGCGGTTCTACATCAGAGACGGTAACGCTGGGACAGAGGATTACGATACCCCTATCTATGTTTATCGTACTCTCGGTAATGAAATTGCATTCAGCCCTATCCCAGACAAAGCCTACACTATCAACTACGATTACTACCAGTATCAGACTACATTAACCAACGCCACTGATACCATGTCTGTTCCTGACCAGTTTAAGAATGTAGTGATCGATGGCGCTATGTATCACTGCTATATGTTCCGGGATAATTCCCAACAGGCTACTATTGCCCAGCAGCGGTTTACTCGTGGTATCGAGAACATGCGGAAAATCCTAGTCAACAACTTTACTGATCTTCGTGACACCAGGGTTAATAGACTAATTAACGTACCGGCAGGAAGTAAGTAATGGCTGACAATCTCCGCGATGTAACAATCATTGCTAGAGGCGGTCTATACACTAACGAGGATGCGCTAACCCTTGCCGGTACTGAACCGGGTTCAGCAATCCGTATGACAAACTTTGAGGTTTCACAGTTTGGTGGGTATAGACGGATTAACGGTTATGAATATTACGATGCTGATAATCCGCAAGTCCCTGGTGCGGGTAAAGTCCTTGGTGTCTGGATTCACAACGATAAGGTCTACGCCGCAAGACGTAACGCAATTGATTCTACTTCGGCAACGTTACCTGTAGGCGCTATCTCCCTTAGTTCTGGTAGTTCAATTGTAACTGTTACCTCTACTGCTCATGGATTATCTGTGGGAGAATGGGTAACATTTAGTAACATTGATGCTAGCCTTGGCGGGTTAGATCTTAACAATACTGAATTTAATGTGGCTTCGACTGCTACGGCTGACAGTTTTACCTTTGTCGCTGACGAGGCTGCGGACAGCACAGTATCCAGTACAGCCGCTAATATCACTTACACGGTCAGCCGATACTACACCATCTATGATCATGCTGATGGAGTAGGTTGGTCAGCGGTAAACAACACCTCTGATACTAATACTCGTAGTGCTGTAGGCGTAACTAAACTCAGAACTAACGAACATAGCTTTACCGGGTCAGAAGTTGTAATTGTCGTAGACGGTGTTAACCGGCCACTAAGACATAACTCAACAACCCCTATTGAACTTTATGACCGACAAGGTTCTAGTCTAACTGAAACCGAAGATCAACTATCTAACCCTTTCTCAATCAGCAACGGAACCAGTATAGTCACTGTAGCTCATGTTGCTCATGGTATGCACGTTGGAGATATTGTTAATTTCAGCAATGTCAATGTCAATATCGGTACGGAAGACATTAATGGTAATGATTATACTATTGCTACCGTGGTTGATGCGGACTCTTATACCTTCGTTATATCCGCTACCGCTACATCATCTCAGAACAATGTCGGAGGCACGGCGGTAAACTGGTTCTATACCCATATAGATATCGCAAATATCGAAGGTGCTAAGTTCGTCACGGATTTCCGAAACCACCTATTCTTTGCCGGTTCTGGGGATAACTCCAACAGTATCACCTTTAGTAATCCTAACTCAGACCTAAGATATGATCCGGCTGGTGGTGCGGGAGAGATTAACGCAGGTTTTACCGTTACTGGTATAGCTAAGTTCCGTGATGCTTTATATATATTCGGTGAGAGACAGATCAAACGACTACAGGGTAACAACTCGTCTGACTTTGTTCTTTCAGAAGTAACAAGTAATATCGGTTGTATCGCTTCTGATAGTATTATTGAGATCGGTGGTGATATCCTGTTCCTAGCATCAGATGGCATCCGACCTATCCAGGGTACAGCCCGTATCGGTGATATCGAACTACAGACTGTATCTAAACCGATTCAACAGATCTTGCAAGGTCTACCGGAAACCTACGACCTAGACCTAATGAGTTCTGTAGTTATC